CTTGAGAAAGTGCATTTGTAGTAATACTATCAATACAAGTCACGCTACCACGATAATTTACACCATAGTTGAATAGTTTTAGGTTAGGCAAGAACTCAACAATAGGTCGCTTGGCCTGCTCTGTATTATCAAAGTTATAATTTATGTTGTTTAAATCTGCAGCATATTGCAATACATCACGATGGAACCAACGATTATTGCGACTCCAGCTATTTCCGTCTACACTTTCACGACTGATTGTAATATAATCTTTTTCTTCTGGACTATTTGATGCGCCATCATAACCAGTGCCATCTGCGTCAAAACCTTGACCATTGCCATATGACACACCAAGATTAGTATTAATAGTTTCTGGCGTAACAAGGTCACTGTATTTGATAAGCTGAATACTTTTTCCAACACCTTCAACAATATATTCATTGTTTTGATATGAAGATGGCACAACTAAACCAACGAACTTAACTTTTAATCCAGTTGTAAATTTTACACCATTAGGACTTGTATAGTTTGTTTTGCCAATGATATCATTAACATTTAATAGGCTATTTGGTTTTGGGTCAACTAGACGAATTGTTCCATAAACAAGTGGATTTTCGCCGTCACAATAATAAAGAACACTTTGTGCAGCACTTAGCGTTGGAAACTTAGTTACTAGGCCAACATTGTTCTTGTAAACAAAAACGTGACCATAAACATCGCCCTGATTAACAAATACTTTGCTTAGATTTGCCCAACCAGTGATATAGGTCAAATTCATATTTCTATAATCTGGATTAATTCCGCCGCCAGGCAGCGTAGCATTATTATCAACATTCAGTTGCCAAATGCCACCATATTGACTTGTTTCAACGCCTGTAAATCCAGTTACACTTGTGAATACAATATATTTGCCATCAAAGCTTTTAACACCATCGAGACCATTTGATTGAACAAAAGTATCATAGTTTTGACCTTGTAATTGGTCATAAGTTACACCATCAATGATAATATCTACTGCTTGAGTAATTGTTGGATAGTTAATCAAATAATCTTGTGCAGTACTCAACGGTACATTAAATGTAATAGTTCCACTTTCGTCACCATTATTAACAACACCCAAAATATCACGAGTTGAGATATTGCTTTGAACTGTGCTGCCACCGCTTGTGCCGATTTCAGTTTGAATCCAGAACTGTGTGCCCTGATTGACATGGAAATTATAACTACCACCTCTAATAAGAGTAAGTGTTGGATTTACGGTATTATTATAACCATCAACGCTATAACCTGTTTCGCCAAGCGCAGCACTTTGCAATTCAGTTTGGTTGTTGGCAATATAACTGTTACGATGAATATAAAAATCTTGTTGTGTAGCAACTGTATTAGCAGTTACGTCAACACTTAGTGGTCCGCCAGGAACCCAATAATACTGACGATAATTTGTTAGTTTATCTAAATCAACAAAGCCATTATAGCTGTAATAACGATTAGTAAACAAACGGTCATGATTATTGTTTAATCCGCCATCAGCACTAATTTGGTTAAGCAAATCAACATAATTATAAACATTATCTATTTTATAGCTATTAGTTCCTAACTGACGCTTATTAATTACAACGCCTGGTTCTAGCTGATAGAACTGACTATAACTGTCGCTTTCATTAATATAGTAATCACTTTTATTAAAAACAGGGCTTTGGTCTTGCTCACCAATATAACCATACATCTTCTTCAAGCTTGGTTCTTGAATCAGCGGGTCCATAGTAGCATTTAAAAATCTCTTATTAGAAAGAGTGTTAAAAACCTGTGGTAAAAAATTTATACTTTTACGCTTTGATGCCATTTATTAATAACCCTGATATAACTGAACGCCAGCGGTATTGATACCACTTAATACGCTTTGTACGATTTGAATATTGTCAACTGTTGCTGCACTTAAGAAAATTTCATTAGGTTCGCAACGAATTTCATAGAGACTACCAAAATAATTATTACTTCCGATTGGAACAAGAACAACACTACTAATATAATTGCTTAATTGTTGATGCAAATATGCTGCCAATTCACTAAAATAGAATGTATCACCAAAATCCCAGTTATCTAAACTAAAGTAATTATTGATGGTATCAACAACACGACTTTTGATTTCAGTATCACTTAGTGTGGTATTTGCATTTTTAACAACTTGAAGATTAGCTTGTAGAGTGATGTCTGCTTTTGCACCAAACAATAACTTATAAACGCCTGGATTTAGAACCATCTCATCACTAATCATCTTATAGTTAAACAGTCCACTATAACTGCTATTAAGCTGAACACTATCTAAGTTGGCAGGTTTTGCAACTGTGCCAGTATTATCATAGACATAGTTACGATAACTTTCATCATATGAGCGAGTCAAAATATAAGTGTCAATCAAATTAGTTGCAGCAGGATCAAGACGACGAGTATTTTCAGCATTATGTTCATATTCAAATACTAAGTCTTGACGACCATCAAATACTAGATATTGTGAATTAACATTTACAATGGTATTGATATTGTTAATACTTTGAATTTGATAGAAAATTTGGTCTACCAATGCATAAAACACTGTGTTTACTGGAAAATTATTACGAACATAGTTAATATCTGCTAGTGTATTGTAGATTGCCACAACTGTGCCAGTTGATAATAATTCATAACGAAGTAAATTATCACTATCAATATATTGTTTATAAAATACTAGTGTATTGCCAGTACGTGTTTCACTAAAAATATTTGGGTCAGTTGGTAATCCGCTAGTTGAACTTATTGGATATGTTACATAAACACGAGTACTATCTGCATAACCATCACTGGTAATATAATTCTTATAAACATTCATATTAACATCGGCACTAATGCCACTGTTAACAGTAGTTAAACGAATATTATCACGCACTAATGTATTTGTAGCGGCGTCATAAACTGCTGCTGGATTAGTGCTGATAAAACTTACTTGATTTTGACTGCCAAAAACATAATCTAATTGGCGATATTCAACAGTATATTGTTGGCTATTTGTAGTAAACAATAAAATCCAACTGCTGTCTTTTGTAGTATATTGACTAGCAAGATTAAATGGGTCTGTAACATCAACACTGCTAAATGGAATAATAGTCCAAGGGTCATTTACGCCAGCAGTTTTATTATAATCATAAATCATGCCAAATTCAGTCTTATTCAATATATAACTTACCATAGTGTTAATGGTTGAATATTGAAATGTTGTTGCAAATGGCACATAAACTTCGCTTATGATAGCGCCACTTGGAATAGATTCGCTTAATGTAACACCACCAATTTGACGACCAGCAACTAACACAGTAGATGCACCAGTTCCCGTAATGCCTTGAATACTTGCCCAAATATAAGTTCTATCTGTTGATAAAGTTGGTGTACCTGTGATTAATGTATTAGTTGCATTAAAATATTGACCAGTTGGTGCAGTAAATTTAATCAAACTATTAACTTGCAAGAACTTGCGATAGCTTGTGGTAGAAGTTCCAATCTGTTGCGGACCATTAGCCGTATTATTTTCATCTAGAAAGTAACCAGTTGATGTTGTTGTATCATTGGTAACCTGTGACCAAATTGTAGGCTGTAAAACTGTAAAATCTAACGGTGTGTAATTTTCATAGTAAAAATGACTTACTGGATAATCTTGAATAATTGGCAATACTCTTGTATTGATAACATCAATAACATCATTGCGACTATTATACGTAAAATTAAAAGATTGATTATATGAATGTTTATAAAGTGCACCATCACGAGCATACAAATCAGTTGAAGTATATTTGCCAGTTGGGTCAGTAATATCAAGACCACGACTTACACCGCTTGCATAACGGTTAACGCTTTTTACTTTAACAATATCACTATAGCTTGTATATGGGAATACGTTATAGTCTTCACCATTAACCATGCGATTTTGTGTATAATAAGCTTGTGGTGCTTTTTGTTTAATTTCTGTAGTTAAATCACGACGAGAAGAATTGCTTACAGTATATTGTAGGCTTGCACTTAATGTAAGCGTCTGTGGCTTACCTGTCACATCAATATATGGAATAGCAACACTTATATTAGCCATATCACTTGGAGTAATACGATAAGTTAGACCATTGCTTACACGATAATAAGAACGATATGTTCCAAGTGGTATATTGCTAAAAGTATCATCACCAAATATTAAATCAATCTGGTCATTAATACGAGTATCTACGCTGTATAGTGTGCGAATACCACGGGCGATACTGTTATAAATTGCACTTGTTCCGCTTGTTGCTGGCACTTTTGTCCATTGTGTTCCGATGTTTCCGTTTGTAATTTCATACATCCAAATATCGCTGTTATTAATATTTGCTGTATTAATAGGAAATACACGGTTAGCAACTTTTTCTGTAATAATAAAATCAGTAGAATTGAGTGTGCCTTGTTTAAAAAACAAAAAGAATCCAGTATTTGGGCTAGCATTACCACGACTGTCATTTTGATAAACCATACCAAATTGACCACGGGTGCCTGGATCATATTCGCTGATAGTATCAGTATTAGTAATATTGGCACTTACAATTTCAAAATCTGTATTAATGTCATTAATGGTGCTATTAAAAGCAAAAATAGGTAGAATAGTATTTGGAATAGCAACATTATACTGTTCTGTTTGTATACCGTTAATCTTCTTGCTTGCAAATGGTTTGCCAATCTTTGTGCTGCTGCTGATAGCTGCATTAAGAATCTGTGTGAATTGGCTAACCCAACTTGGGTTATTAGCATCGTTCCAATTTACAGTGACACGACTTAAATTTGTTCCGTTAATATCAAAGATATTTTCTGTTGTGCTTATGTTAACCACTTTAAGCAAGCCACTTGCAGCAACGTTGCGGTTAGGAACATAGTTAAGTTGTTTTACTAGTTTCAGGACGCTATCACGGCGTTCTGCTGTGTCAAGAAAGTTCTCACGAGCATTAAGGTCTGTGCGGAATGCCACACTTTGACCCATAAATGCAATAAGGTCTAATAGCGCAACATATTCACTGCTTTCAATAAAGTCATTAAAATCTTCTGCATAATATGTTTTAACATAGTCAACCATGACTTTGCGAAGAGTTTCAAAATCATAAGATTGGAAGTCAGCATTAGAAAAGGTTGTATAAACCTTTTTCCAATCTTCAGCAGCGAATATATTTGTTTGACGAGAATTAGTAGCCATTATAAACCTCAAAGTATTTATTTTATCTATAATATGCGACTATTATTATAGAACGTAAAGTTGATTGCTAGATTTATCAAATAATACTTGAAGGTCAGCTATCTTGTTATCAGTTGCAAAACTTAGACTAAAATTTAATATTAAACCACGACCATCAGGCGATTCTTGCACAACAGTTTGCGATACAATATTAAATCGTGGATCATATTTTATAATAGCATCAATATCGTTTTTTATTTCTAATTGAAGTGCTGGTGTAAGCGGATCAAACAATCTGTTCCATATAATAGTTCCAAAGGAAGGATTGTGAAGTTTCTCGCCTTTACGAATACTTAAATGATTTAATAGGTCTTGAACTATCAGATCATTATCACTGATATTAAAAGGACCAAAATCACGATTTACACTACTGTAACCTTTATATAGAGCCATGATGTATTTAACAACTCTTTCCAGCACCACCAGTATCTGCGCTACCGCCAGGTGCAGTTTGTGCGCCGGTTTGACCGCCTGTGCCTGTGGAAGGTGGGCTTCCAGTAATCGCTGGATTATTGCCTTGTGCAGCATTTATTGTTTCATTATTTGCTTGATTAGTGTTTACTACTGAATCACTTGG